ATCTACCTGCATATCTGTAGCGGAAATAGAAATAGTTAAAGCACCAACATTGGTGCCGCTAATTGTTATGTCTGTACTGGGTATAATTAATGGGCCGTCATCATACTCTCTGACTTCCATTTTATAAGTGTACAGTGTTAGGTCTAATGCCGTTCCATCAGAGTCCTTTACTTGGGCGTCTAATTGAAAAGTATCACCGCGACGGGCACATATATTTACTTGTGCAGCGTTATTCAAATTTACGTTTGTGGGGTTTCCACAGGAACATTGGCTTGTTGAGCAGGAGCAAGACATCTTATGATATTGTTAGGTTGGTTACTATATCCTCACTAAGAGGTGGACGTTCGCCTTGACGTTGTGCAATTAATTTGCTTTGAGCCAACGCTTGTTTATCTATTCTTTGGTCTTTACGATTCTCTGCCTCAGCATCTACTTGCATACGAACTCCGCTTTCCACTTGTTGCTCAATCACACCATACTCTCCTTTAAGTTGTTCGATTTGAATTTTGAACTGATACTCTAGTTGTATGAGTTGCGCTTTGGCTTCAGTCTCTAATTGAATCCGCTGTGCTTCTATCTGGGCTTCGAGTTGCTTTTTTTGCATCTCCATTTGAGCGGCCACTTGTGATGCTTGTTGATTTGATTGAGATTGTATCTGCGCTTGCTGGGCCATCATCTCTTGTTGTTGCTTGATTCTTTTCTTTCTGCGAACCACCAAGAGTCTCTCTGCTTGTTCCACGTCTTTAATCTGGCGAATAGCAATCGCATCTTCAAGGTCAATTTCTCTTTGTCCAAGAGCAATCTGTATGTTTTGTTCTAGGTATTGCTTGTCCATTTCATTCATCTCAGTAACAACCACCACGCCGAAGTTGTACATAGATAAATTATCGAAAGAACTAAGCACGGCCATATTGGTTTCTCCAACGGCATTTGTGTATACTTTATATAGTATACTGTCTGGTGGTATTACCTGTAGACAGCGAACAATATCGTCACACACCTTTTGGTAAAGAACCATCGCGGCATTAGTGATGTCGTATATAGCGTTGTTTCCAGCCTGTACTGCCATTTGATTTACACCCACTAAGGCTTCGCCTTTTGGAGTGGTTCCATCCATAACCTCATTGATACCGGTGGCATCTCTAATCATTCTTAGGTAGTGATTGTAAAGAGAAATAAGTTCTTGTATGTTTCTAATATTATTACCTATCTCTCTGATCGGTGGGTTTTGGAAACCTCCCTCTGGATTCTTGCTCCGGTAATAGAACACACCAGTTTGTTCGTAGATGTCTTGAATCTCTAGTGGCTGCAGTTCACCACCGCGCCCTAGTTGTACGTTCTCTAACCCTTCAATATCAATGATGAGTCCATCTGGTTTTGCTTTAGCAATAGATTGTTGTAGTTTCAAGTGCGTGATCTGGAGCATGTCAGCAAACCCTATAACAGAGGATACCATTGACTTAGGTATCATCCCACGGATATTAGTTGCTACAATGCTATATGATAAACGAGCACGTGAAATATCATGTACGTTCTTAGGTATGTTTTTCTTTGGCCCGTAGTTGTATAACTTCTCTGTACCCACAATGTAAGTACCACCATATACCGTAGCGTTCTTCATGTACACCGCTTCTCTGTTGTATACAGATTGCTGGGGTGCGTTGTATTCGTTTCCTTTAAAATAGAAACCTATGTTCCCGTATGCTGACTCCTTCTTCTCGTATATGATATCATCAACAGACATGAACTCAAAGTCCATCACTTCTATTTTGTACTCATCGTATCCTTGGCGATATCTTGTACCGGGTCTGTCGTAACCAGATCCTGTTGTAGAGAACTGAGTAGGGTTGTTCCCATACTTGTTCATTACAGTCTTAGCAATCTCCTCATACTCTTGCTCTGTAAACTGGTTACCAGCAATGCGCTTTAAGTCCATGATTGTTATGTACTTAAAATGACCAGCATAGGTTAGGTCAGAGAATGTTGGGTCGTCTGTATAGTTGTGTATAAATTTCTTTGGGTCAACATACTCCTCGTTGATTCCATAGTTGGGGTCATTGCTTCTTTTGGCAACACCCATACCAAGAGTTGCTAGGTCTTCAACACAGCGACGGTAGATAGATTGATTAAAGTCATTCCACTTCAATGTCATCTCAGTAGCAATCTGAGCAGAGATTTCTGCGTCCGTCTTAATGTTGGTGTCTAAGAATATCTCAGTTTCTTCTGGTGTGTCTGGTAGTTGTCCAGGGTCTTGTTTAACACGCAGGCCTAGTGACTTCGCTTCCTCAATCATATCTCGATTCTCGATACGCAAGACGGTAGCGTTTTTCTTCTTATCCTTCTCTGTTCTTGAAAGGGGGTCAATGGCCTCAATCTGAGGGTATGGTTCTTTTGAAAGAATTTTGTTTACAACAATCTTAACAAACTTAGGTATAATAGGAACTGGCGTATAGTCTAGCGTCATCAATGTTCCATCACCATTGTTGTTATCGAGGGAGTTTAATATCTGACGATAGATAGATGTGTCTTGTGTTCCTTGCGCATAATCTCTACAGCGTTCCATTTCGCTGTTGCGTCTTCCATACAATGAGTTTTGATAGTCACTTCCAATCCATTGCGCAAACATAGCCTTCGCATATTGCAGACCATATTGCTTAGACATCTTCTCCTCGACGCCAGATAAAGGATCTGGAAATGAGGATTGTCCATTTGTGTATTCGTTGTCCATACTTTAGATTGCTACTGTTGCAAATATACCTCTTATTATTTTCGTATAATTATCTGACCTTTACGGAAGAACTGCTTACTATTGAAATCTGATTTTGGCTTTTCGGGCCTATGACCTTGAGCCGCAAGAAGGGCTAGTCCGCTTGATATAGAAAGGTCATATTTTGTACGATCATCTATCTTAAAGTTCACCCAGTCCTCTAGAGTTCTCTCGAAGTACATCTTTCCGTACTCTAGTGTCTGCTCGTTTAGACCGACGTTCGCGTGTATAAAAGACTCTATAGCCTGTGCGTGCGCTTGTATGACGTCTTGTGAGTTGGATGGTATGCCTTTAGTTTTTGTTTTGCTACCGTAATTCGATGTAAGGTGAGCCGGTCTGTCTAGCAAGAAGTGGTCATAACCTCTTGATTCAAAGTGTCTTGCGATTCCGTATTTGTTATTCTCAATCAAAACAGGGTACCCATAAAACTTGGATGCCATTAATATGTCTTCATAAAAAATCTTTGCTAATGGTGGTCTTGAAGCGTACTCTGCTACAAACATATTCGATGGGTACTCAAGGTTGAATTTGTTAAAGAAATGACAAGCACCTTTAGATCCTCTCCCATCCACTGTTGCGTCTATATCATAACTATCGACTCCAGCACATCCTAACCAGGCGTTCTCTGGTTTCTTTTTATTCCTTAACTCTACAGGTGGCATCCATGCTACCCTCCATCTTCCGTTGGGATCTGGACTAAAGACAACCTCTGTATCCTTCTGCCCTAAAGACCATACAAAGTTTCCTGTAACTACAGGGTTCGGGAACAAATCCTCGTTGTATTCTAACTGTTCGTATATCTTTTGTACGTTAAATAGTGATGCTTTAGCACTATCCCTAAAGGCTTCAGCCTCTGTGAACGGAAACTGGCGTATCACCTCGTTGAGTTCATAAGAATCTCCAGACAATCCTTTCCTCTCGTTCTTTAAATAAGTCTTTGCACCTAAGTTTATATACTCACCTTCTAAGCCTGTAATACTATTCTCGGGATCATCGACTACAGGCATACCGTGCTTATCAAAGAATCCCTCCAGTGCGTCGTATGCTGGTATGAATACCCCATACAATCCACTCTTAGTTCTTCCGTTTTCGTTTCTATCGTTTACATCACTTGCATAATACAACTCTCTGTACTGTCGTCCCCCTCTGTCTAAAGGGTTTACGGTGCTTCCGACTATTGCTTTACCTACAATCTTTCTACCTACAAGCAAACAAGTGCGTTGCACTCGCCATGCTTCTCGTATATCATTACCTTTTTCCCACTTACCTGCCTCATCGAGATACAGGATGTGAAGTTTCTCACCATCGTAAGCATTGTTCGTGGTGTTCTTCCAGTTAATAATTGTATTAAGAGCCTCTCCTCTCGATGAAGTTTTGTTCTTCTTTGTGATTCGCTTTGAGGGCTCACGAAATGCGAGTTCCATTCTTGGGTTAGTAGTACCATCCTGGATAGGTTTAAAGAAAAACGGTAGTGACTTATATATAGGCACCACCTTTTTCATAAATATGTTCTCTTGTGCATCAGTACCTGTCTTGGACATGATGCCTAATAGTTTCTCTTTAACCTGTGTGCCCTCGTTTACAAGTATAGCCGCGGAGATATTGGTGTATCCTGATCGACGACACTTGACATATACCTGCCCTATACAGCGTGGATCTGCTACGCAAGCGTCAAGGTGTATGAATAGTTTTCTTTGGAAATCAAGATAGGATGGGTATCCGATATCAATCTTACACCACTGCAGGAAAAAGTAATGGTTTCCTGTGATATAGGTAGGTACCCCGTTGTTATAGAACCATACTCCATTGCGTCTTCTTTTATATTCTTCAGTAATGTAATTGGTATACTTCTTACGGAATTGCTCTGGCATAA